AAGCCATTGCTCTCTACGGGATGGGGAACGGATGGCCACAAGCCTGCGGGCGGCACAGCCGGCCCAGTTGCTATTAGTGTGCCACGGAATCAACCGCGTGCATTGATGGCATCCGCCTCGCTCTTCAGCTGAGCGGCCAGCAGCGGATTGATCCGCACCAGGCGGTCCTGCTCGGTGAGGTTGTAGCTGGCCCGCACCCACGGGTTGTTGGTGCCGGTGGGGAGGGAGGTGGCCACGCTGCCGCCCACGGGCGCTCCGGTGCCGCGGGCCTGGGGTTCCTTCAGGTAGTGGCGGGGGAGGTTGGCGCGTGCCCAGTCGGCAATGGGGATCCGCTCCAGGCCGTTCACCACCACGGGCCCACTGGCGCCGTGTTCGATCTGCTCAGGCTTGAGCTTGCCGGTGGCGAACACGTCATCCGGGTCGTGGACGATCTTCGACAGCTCAGAGGATGCAGGGCTGATCAGCTCCAGGTCGCGGATGCGGGCAGTGAGCCGGTCAATCTCCTTCCTGAGCGCAGCGGTGTCGGTGTCGTACTGCTGTTGCAGCTGCTGGCGAAGCTCGGCGAAGTTGCCGGCCTCTTCCAGCTTGGCCTGCTCGGTCTTGCGGCGGAACTCGATCAGCTCCTGCACGTCCACGCCATCGGGGACCTGGGAGGCCTTGGCTTTGGCTTTCTTGGCTTCGTCGAGCAGCTCGCGGTTCTTGGCGCGGAGGCGCTCGAGTTCTTCGGCAGCGGTGTCGGTGCTGGGGGTTTGCTCCACAGGAGCGGATGATTCAGACATGCCCACAGGGCTGGTGTGCCCCGTAGGTTGCCTACTGCGGCAGCTCGTTCATGCCTGCCTGCAGCATCTGCTCCTGCTCCCTGAGCCGCTGCTGCTGCTGCGCTTCGGTGGCCTGTAGTTCCTCCTGCAGGTCGAACTCATCGCCCATCCATCCGCCCTTGTCCAGCAGCGTCAGTAGCCGCTCCTGCGTGATGTTGCCGTTCACCGTCAGCGCGATCAGCTGGGCCACCTCGGTGGGATCGAGGCGCTGGGCAAGGAAGTCGCGGGACAGCTCACAGCTGCCTGCCGGTAGGCCAAGGTAATCGGCGTGGTACGTCAAGCAGTTATCGATGCAGTCCTGAAGCTGCAGCGCGAACACCTGCAGCGCCGCATCCCCTTGCGACCGATCAATCGCCTTGCTGGTGGCCGTTTCCGCTGCCAGCTTCTGCGGCATCACCGTGGCAAGCCCCAGCTGCGCGATCTGTTGCTGGATCAGCTCCAGATGCTGGAACTGGTACTGATAGGAGGTGCCAGCCGGCTCGATGAACTCAGCGCGGGCATCCACGGGCCAGGTGGTGGCTGCCTCGGGGCCGGCCTCGATCTCTTCAATCTCGGCACTGGCGCCGAAAATCATCAATCTGGGAACGGCCGCCAGGTGCAGCTGATTCGCAAGGTCGCTGCTGCGCTGATAGGCCTGCAGGTTGAGGTGCGCGATCTCTTCCAGCGGCGGGCGGCTTTCCAGCGTGCCCACCTGTTCGCTGTAGGCCACGCTGAACGGGATGTAGGGCAGCGTGGTGCTTCCGCTGGCCGTCTCTACCCAGTCCTGGCCGCGGGAGGCGCGACGGGTGAACACGCGGTAGCTGCCGATCTCAAGAACCCGCACCTCCTCGACCTGCTCCTCACCGAAGGATCCGAAAGGCGCCGTGTAGGTGTTGTAGAGCCGCAGCTGCGTCAGCGTGCCGCCGTTGCCGCCGGTCTCGGTGCGCCATCCAAGGATCTGCCGGGGCTCATAGGCGATCCAGTACGGCCGGGGGGACGGCGTGCCATCAACGTCGGCCGGGTAGTCCACAAGGATCCCCATGTGGCCCCAGCGCAGAGCTTTGCGGGCAAGGCTGCCCAGGAATCGCTGAAGGTCGTTGCCCTGCTGGTCAACGTCGTAGAGGTGCTCCAGGATCTGATCCACCACGCCGTCCAGCTTGAGCGGCACGCGGGTGAGCATCCCGGCCAGCATGGATTCCATCCGCTGCAGGTACGGCGGGCAGACCGACCCCTTGAGACGGCGCTGGTAGGACTCGTCCGACTCGCGGGGCTCCTGCGGCAGCCACGTGGTGCCGGCGCCCTGCATCCCGAGGGTGCCGCCGTGGAGGGCCTCAATCAGGCGCCAGCGGGGCTCCTGGCGTGTCCATGCGGCGGAAGGCTGCCAGACCTGCCAATCGTTGACGCTGGCCGCCGTGGTGCCTGGGGCAGCGATGATGCCGGAGGCTGTGTATCTGGAGGGCAGCAGGTATCCGGCGCTCATGGGTCAGGGCTTTGGCTTAGGTTGCCCCTGTCTCAGTAGAGCCTGATGCCGCCGACCTTTCGCCCGGCCTGCGCGTTCTCCACGGCCCTGATGCGGTGGACGATGTAGCCCAGGGCGTCGTTCATGTGGTCATAGCCCGATTCCTTCTCGGGCTCCCCATTCTCGTTCCAGCTCTGCAGCTCCAGGCACTCGATCGTTTTAGGGCAATTAGGGGACACGAATAAATGCACCTCGCCCAAGCCGTTCTCCAAGGCAGCCTGCACAGCGGCCACACGGTCACGCACCGGGGGGTTGGCAGAGGGCGCCATGTTGCTGAAGCCGTAGCCCTCAAGGATGGCCACATCGCTGCGGGTGGCGTTGGTGGTGCGCTTGGCGCCGGAGGCGTCGGGGTAGGCCAGGATCCGGTGATCGGGGTAGCGCTCGCGCACCTTGCGGGCCAGGTCGTCGGTGTCGTGGGCCTCGGCGATCTCATCAAAGACCCACAGATCAGGGCCACGGCGCAGGGCAAGGCAGCCGTGCATGTTGCCCACGTTGAAGTCCACGCCGAGGAGGATGGTTTCGTCGGCGCAGGGCTTGCCTTGCGTCTGGTGCTGGTAGGGCCTGCCGAAGCGATCCTCAAGCAAGGGCAGATCGCGCACGTGCTTGGTGCGGTCGAAGCGGTCGTAGACCTGCCCGGTGGTGAGGTTGACCCATTGGCCCATCACATAGGCCTGCACCAGCTGCGGCGGGTAGTTGGCCTCCAGGGAGGGGATGAAGTCTGCCGGGAGGTGGGGGTTGTCGTAGCTGCTGCCACGGATCAGGGCTGTGTCTTCCCCGGCGTTCTTCTCGAACGTTTCGTAGGCCCAGCCCCAGCCCTCGGGCGTCGTTGCCGCATAGAACTGCCGCACGTTGCCAGCCCTCAAGCGTGCCAGGGCCATGCGCGTGGCCTGCTCTGCCACCCGCTTGTTGGCAGTGTCGGCCTCATCGAAGCCGATGGCGCAGAGGTTCTGGCCACGGATGCGGTTCCATGTCTCCATGGTGCGCAACAGGATCGTGTGGCTGCCTTCCGCGAAGGTCAGCACGTACTCAGGTAGCGGCGACACCCTGAACGTGAAGGGCACCGCGTACTCCTCCAGCAGGTCGTCCATGGTGCGCTGGAGGATGTCCCGCAGCATGGGCGCCACGGGCTCGAAGAGTGCCGAGACGTGGCCGATGTTGAGGGCTGCCATGGTGATCGCCTTCGCCACCAGGGCGTGTGTCTTACCTGCCCCGAACCCGCACACCAACCCCAGCTTCCGCGCTTCGAGGTTGTCGCAGAACTCCAGCTGGTGACGCAGCAGGGTAGGCCTCATGCGGGCGAGCACCTCGGCCGTGGTGGGGGCACCAGGGCCAGCGGCTAACGGCTCGGGCTCGTCAAGGATGCAGCCGCCGTCACCGTCAAGGATGCTCACGAGATGAGCTGCGTGATCTTGGCTGCCCCGTGGATGCAGCCGAGGGCCACGTTCAGCTGGCCTTTCTCGCGGGCCTCAAGCTGCAGGGTGGCGTACTGGCTGAGCAGCTCGGCGCGGAGCTGTGAGCGGTCGGTGTTGGCCCAGTCTTCACGGATCAGGACCTTTGCACGGGCGATCAGCTCGTCTGCCTGGCGTGTGGCGATGCCCCACGTTGTTGCGGCATGTTGCAGGCAGTCGGATCGTTTGGCGCCCTTGGAGATCAGGGTGGCGATCTCTTGGGCACGTAGCTGGTACTCAGCTTCCGTGGGCTTTGGAGCTGCCATCGCAATAGGATGCCCCCTTGCGGGGGCTTTAGGTCAATCAGAGGTCGTGAGTTGATGCACGACGAACCAGCGTCACCTCACAGCGACAAAAGAGACACGGTGGATCGTCAGGATCTTGACCGATCTTGTGAAACTCAATGGGACGGTGCCTGTCTGTGCCGTAATCAGGAGCGGTGACAATGCCCTCGCCTTTCCACCCGCCCATGCTGCGGACCTTGGCCCTGATGCGATCTCCAACCTGAAGATTGCGAGCCATCAGGCCTCGTCCTCTTCGGTTTCCTCTTCTTCTGCAGCGGCGAGCATGTCGTCGTTGCGGTTGAGGATCAGAGCAACGTAGGCGTAGAGGTCATCGGCGGTGGCGGGGACGCCGTGCTCACGGAGTGCTGCGGCTGCGATGCCGATGGACCAGGCAACTTCGGACGCGGATTCCTGCAGGTAATCCGGCGCTGCGTCGATGAGGTCTGGGAGGGACATGGGTGGTGGTGCGTTTGGGAATCGGAGGAATGTTAGTCCAGAACGGCGATGGTGCCGCTTGAGGCGAGGGATGCCATGCGGACGACGGCATCGTCCACGTTGTCGGCCGGGAGTTCGGCCAGGCGATCGCGGCCATTGAAGATCCAGAGCACTAGGACGGTGACCCCGGTGGAAAGGTCATCAGGGTGGATGACGAGATCGGTGACGGAGTAGGTGGTGACGATGGCGTTAGCGATCTGGGCAGCGACTTCGATGGTGGTCTGCTGGGGCCAGGGGAGGCAGATGGGGCAGCCCGATAGGGGGTGAAAGCCTGTGAGTGCCCAGGTGTGCAGTTGGGGTGCGTGGGAGGTTGCCATCGCGTCAGAGAGCTTTGAGTGGCTTGCCGACGGTGATGCGTGCGGTGTCGGCGTTGGGGTGGTTGTTGGCAGCGAAGGTGCGTGCCTGGCGGGTGCTGACGGCACGGATGGTGGCTTTGACGGTGGGTGCGTTCAGCAGGGGGATGGTGACGGGGTAGAGGCGTGCGGTGGGATCGGAAGTGCGTGAGATGCCCTCGCCGAAGCGGGCGGACATGTCTTCGGCACGGTCGATGAGGGAGGGGAGCTTGACGCGGGCTTCGGTTGCCCAGTCATCGGGGCAGAGGTGGTCGATGCCGGCGGGTTTGGTGTCGGTCATTTGGAGTTGAGCCAGGCGAGGTAGGCAGCGGAGTCAAAGGAGCCGTCTGGGAGCTCGAAGGGCGGTGGGGGAGTGGGGACGGCAGGGGAGTGGAAGCGGTGGAGGGCA